GTTTAACTATGTGGAATAATAGAACAACACAACCGTGTATGTTAAACTACATACCAGAACTTCAACAACGTAGTATAGATGCTTTACAAAAATTAGAAAAAAGTAAAGTACATCCTTATAGTTGGAGAGAATATATACAACGTTGGATTAAGTGGCAACAACAAGATATTAGCAAATACAAAGCAGGAAATTATAAAAATTTATTAAGTTGGAAACGTGGTATAGACGCAATGGATCTTGCACGTGGAACAGATCTATGTACAAGTGTTCCTTTGTTAACACCGTTATACGAATATGCTATTGAAATTGAGCGCCAAACGGATCAAACTCCGATCCGCACTTCATAGCACATACGCCTAGTTTTCCATTTTCTACACTATCCAATTGCCAACTTTCTTGTATGCTTTGAAGTATTCCACTATTAAAAACATTTTCTAGCCCGTGCTCTAGTGCGCTTATTCCTATTGTGCCTCCTGCACGATCAATATGATCCCAAATTTGTTCCACACGATAGTCTTTGTGCCACCATTTATACATACGTCCTGCAGTCCAGCAGCATGGCATTAGTAATCCTTCTGCTGTAATAAAAATATTTTTTTCTTCTGCTACTTTACATTTAATACTACAACTATCATAATAATCTTTCATACTACCATAAGACTTTTCAATTTCTTTTTGTTTTAGTAATGCTAGATTTTGATTCTCAGTTTTAGTTGGTTTAGCAATTGCTTGTGTTTGTTCACCTTTGCGATTACGTGCTTGGTGTATGTCTTTTTGTTGACTACTTGCTGTAAAGAATCGTGCACTTTTTTTCTTTTGGAAGCGTTCAACTCCCCAAGATTCTGCTAGTGCTTCTGCTTCGTCGACTTGGTGTTCGTTATGTCCAAACACAATAAAGTCCCAACGTGCTCTGCCACCAGCATCTATAAATGCTCGCATATTACGTTCTACATTGTTCCAGACAACATTCTGCCTGTATAAATGATTAGTGTCACTAAGACCATCCACGCTGAAAATAACAGTGCCCATTCTACCAATGACTTGGGCAAGTTCACGCCACCATGTTTCATCTTTTGCTCCTGCGTTTGTATTCATACTGAGCCACATGTCTGCATTGTGTTCTCTGAAGTATTTAAAAATTTCAAGTGTATCTCTTGCAACAATAGGATCACCCAAGTTGCCACACATGTACATTGTTTTCAATTGTTTGATAAAGTCTGGTTCAAAGATGCGTTTGCAATCTTCTAAACTAAGTTCAGCATTAGTAATATGACGATTATCTACGCCGCCGTTTTCATTACGATCGCACATAGGACATGCTGCCTGACAACGTTGTGTTACTTCTAAGTGTACTGTTGTAATATCGTTGTAATTATACATTAATCATCCATTACTAGTTTAACATCTTTGCCTGGTCCGTAACGACTGGGCAAGTCTCCGTATTCTTCTATGTACCATTCGATAACTGCTTTGTACCATAAATGACTATTATGATGTGCAAGTTTGTTAAACTTGTAAATGTTATTATTAGTTGCTTGCATAGTGCTTAATGCACGTGCTGCTTCTTTTTGCAGTTCTCTTACTGATAAATCATTTATATCCAATTAACATAAACCTCGTATACTTAGGCAGTTCTCGCATACCCATATAATGTAGTTCAGACATAGGAGCCATTTCTTTAAATTCGTAAATATCATTTACACAATTTACATGTTCTTTGATTTCAAAATAATTATTACTTTGTAATACAACTAATTTACCGTCTGGTATTTTAGAATACCAATCTGTAAAATTTTCAATATGTTCGCAACTTGTGTTTATAATTGTGTCAGGCATATCAGACAATTCACATTTTGTATTATTATTACGTAATACATGATATGTATGAGGATATTCTATATTTTGTATATCTTCTGTTGTTGCTTGAAATTTCCAGTCTTTCATTACCCACGGTTTATTAAACACTTTAGCAATTTTTACACAACTAGAATCAATATCAAAAGATCTAACTTTATCTACTTTAATATTACTTTCAAAAATCATTGTTGCTAGTGTTGCATACCATCCAGCACAAAGAAATACTGTTCCTAAATCTAAATCAAGTTTTTCTAATTCATCAACCAGCCACATTTTACTTAGTAGTTGTCCTCTACTAAAGCAGTCTTTATCTATTGTAATATCATTTATAAAGAAGTTTTTAAACGCATTAGTAAATTGTGTAGACACATATTTTTCAATTATTGGCCAAAGTTTCCAAGTGTTTTCTTCTGTTATAAGTTTACGAAGATCATCATTACCGATTAATTTAAATATACTTCTTAAATTTTTGTTTACTATAGCAGTTCTGTATATATTAACTACTTCATTATCCTCAGGAAATAATCTAAATAAACTATATAAATTGTTTTCGAGTATTGCTCGTCTTAGATCATCACTGTGACCTTGCACTGTATAATATTCCATCAATCGAAAAATACTGTGTAAATTTTCATCAACAACTGCTTTTCTTATTTCTTCATTATCATCAGTTTGATCGCACAATCTAAAAATACTGCTAAGATCTCGATCGATCACTGCACGTCTCAGATCTGCTAATTCAGTTATGTCTGGATATAATATTTCATATCTATCTAGCAATTCATGAATTAACAGTTGTGACGTTTCGGTTTCAACTTCGTCAACAACGTCAGGCATATCAACTCGTATTAACTTCAAACATTTTCCTCTAACGATAATTCAAATTGCTCTCTTAGCCAATCAAAGTCATTTATACGTTTTAGTACTTTATCATTTTTACGGTAATGTGTTCCAAAATCTCTACCTTGGTTTGCTCCCATAATAGCATATTCACCGTATTGTTTATTTTTTCCTCTAGTGCACCATATATCTAACCTGTATTGATTATCTATATTATCACCGTTTGGAATAATACTACTTGCAAGTTTAGTACATTCTCTAAATGCACTTTTCCATGCATCGAACGGACTAGTGTTAAATGCTGTAATATTACTGATACCAAATTGAGGAACAAAAGGACACCCCAAACTTGTACTCATGTCAACATTCCATGTACGTGCTTCTAATAGTTGCCTACGTGGAAATAACTTAACACCGCCATATCCGTAAAGTAAATCATTTACTGGATTTCGACTACGCCACGTGTATATACATTCTGTTTGTGGAAAATGACCATACTCTAATTTTGTACTTTTTGGAGTAAACTCAAAATTAAATGTTTCCTCTATAATTGCATCTGCATCTACTACATAAAAATTGTTTGTTTCAGCAATAGTTGCAGCGGCTTGGTGTGCTTTCAAAATACCTTTAACTCCCTCAACACGCTTTGCATGAGGAGCAAACATTTTCAGTATTTCAAAATGCTCGTCGGCAGTTTCTTCATAATAACTAATTTGAATTACGTCTAACATTTTTCACTCATATATAAAAGGATCTTTTTGTTTTAATTCTTCTAACCGTTTTTTAAACTGTTTTTTTCTTTGATAACGAGTCCACGGCCATAATATAAAATTTTTTATTTTGGTAAACATACTTTAACTCCGTATTTTCTGCTCCATCTTTCTGCATCTTCACGTGTATTTACTAGTGGTTCGCCTTTGATATTAAGGCTAGTATTAAGTAACATAGGACATCCAGTTTCGTCATACCAATCTTCTAATAACTTTCTAAATCCAGGATTATCTCGTTTATTAACAGTTTGTACACGGCTACTTCCATCATAGTGTATAATAGCAGGAAACTTTTTAGTATCCTTACACCAAGACGTATATTGCATATAAGGTCCAAAGTGTCCGTCAAAATAGTCACTTGCATATTCTTCTAAGATTGCTGGAGCAAAGGGTCTAAATGCTTCACGTTGCTTTATGCTATTAACAAGATCTTTTACATCGTCGCCCCTAGGATCGGCAAGTATACTACGATTTCCCAACGACCTTGGTCCAAATTCGGCTTTACCTGCTGCTACTGCAGTAATTCTATTATTTTTAAGTTCTTCGATAAGTTGTTCAACTGGATACTCTCCTTCGATATTATGGCCAAGATATGGTCCTGGCCATCTTACATGTTGGTCCCAGTGTGCTAGTGGAGCACCTATTGCACTGCCTGCATCGCCCGGGTTAGGCATAATCCATACTTGACTAAAGTTTTTGTGTGCAATGCTATTTGCTTTACAATTAAGTGCACAGCCACCCATTATAACAATATTTCGTGTTTTGGGCAATAGTTGTGCTGTATAACGAACCAACCCTTGAAATATTTCTTCATAAATTCTTTGTGTTGCTGCAGCAATGTCTGCATAGTCCTGTGGTGTACGCAAGTCTAAAGCCCAATCTAAACATCCACGATGACAGTTTCTTTTAAAGATAACATTACCGTCATCCATTGTAGGCATTTTTTCAATAAAGTCTCTTTTTATTCTTTTGTATAGTCGGTCCTTATCGCCTATTGCAGCCATACCCATGAGAATGTATTCGTGTTCTTGTGGCTTTAGTCCAATACGCTGTGTCATTGCACTATACCAAATACCTACACTGTGCGGATAATTTTGTTTATGTATACGCTTTAAATTATTATCTTCTCCGTACCATATACTGATTGTTTCCCATTCGCCAATACTATCAACTACTAATACTGCGGCATCACTAAAAGGACTAGTATAAAAGCCTGCTGCAGCATGACTACGATGGTGTGCTGTTGCTATACTTTTAGGAGCATCTGGATAAAAAGATCTCATATGCGATGTAGGAGATTCTTTTGTTAATAGAGAATATTGTTTGGCATAAAATTGTCTTGTTTTTTTTAAAAATGTATTTTCATAAAAATATACGTTTTCTGGTTTTCCAAATTCTAGTGCTTCGTTAATTAAATCTTGATGTAAGTTTTTGTCATTTTTAATACGACTATAGCGTTCACTGTGTGCAGCAAATACCAATCTTTTGTTTACATATACTGCTAGACTAGCATCATGGCTCATGCCTGTCCACCCCCAAACGACTTTGTTAGTTGTTGTCATTTACTTTGTCTCCGCATATTCCATATATACCATTTTTATCATCAGGAAGTGGTATATCTTCCAAATCTAACCAAACTGCTTGTTTGTGACGAGGAAAGTTTCCTGGGTAACACCATATATGTCCATCGTTGGTTAGTGTAACTGTATCAGTATTGTGCCAAAAGCAACGAGTACGCATGTCTAATAATATTTGCAGTGCGTCTAAATCTTTTGCATGACACCATACACCTGGCTGTTGTAAAAAATTTGTGTTAGCAATTTGCAGTGGTTCGTCATGTCCTAAGTATAGTATACCACGGTGTGCACGTACATCAACTTCAACATCATACCCTTTGTCATAGTATGCAAACTCTACATAGTCTTTAGTATTCTCCCAAGCAGTTTGTACACCTTGCCAATTGCCTTTATGTGCTATGAATTTAACCACAACTCTAAGTCCTCTGGTGTTCCAACTCCGTACATCCGATTAATAGGAACTCGTACTACACGACCTCCTGCTGCAATAGTTTGGTTGTATGTTGGTGCAAGATAAAACTCTCCATTTACACGCTCGTTGTTTGCAATCATTCTGTTGGCACTGTTTTTAAATGTAATCCAATGACTCCAGTAATAGTGTCCGCTTGTGCCATATGTACTAATTGGATTCTTTTCTGCTACTTCTACAACTACGTCATTTTCTGTTCTAGCATAACTCCACTTAGGATCACGATCCGGACAATCAAAAGTCATAATAACTCCGTCGTTGTCCATTTGTTCTGTGAACAAACTGCTATTCCAATCAATAAACTGATCACAGTTTGTAACAAACATTGCATCTTCTGAATTCATGTAAGGGTCTGCAGTAAGCACACTGCAGGCTGCACCTTCTGTTAATGCGTCTAGTTCAACAACGTGTGCACGTGGATAGTAGTCACGTATACCATCTGCTATATTGTGTTCTTTGCGAACGATAAAAATATAATTGTCAAACTCTAGGTCCACACTTTCTACTGCTCGCACAAACATAGGTTTGCCACGCACATCTATCAATGGCTTTGGGGTTGTATAACCTTGTTCTCGAAATCGGCTGCCTTCGCCTGCCATTGGCATAATTAAATTAAAGTTCATTTTTTTTCCACCAGTCGTGCAACTCTGTGTCGTTGCGGTATATATCTTCTAGTCGCAGTGGTTCTTGCCTAATGCGATCTAATTTATCTTGAAATCCTTTGCCGTTTTTAAATGCTTGCTCATATGTATCTGGCCATTGTTCAGCAAATGTAGGTCTGTTTTTCATTTCACGTAACGTGTTAACTATACTCATTTGTCTGTGTGTAGCACGTGGTTCCATGTATGCTAAAAGTTCATCTATCTTACGATCTAATATATGCCGTGGCCATGCAAACGGACTCATAACAATATCTGGATGAAATGCAAACATAATTTTTGTTTCTACACTTACATCTAACTCACGACTTAAATCAAACAAGTCTTGTATACTAAACATTCCTGGACCTGTGATAGTTAAATCAAATCTCATTTTTTCATTACCACCTGGCAACTCTAAGCCTTGTTTAAAATTCGACAACCAATCTTCCCAGCGTATTCCTTTACGTATAAACTCTACAATATCTCCTGTGCCATCAATACTTGCACACATTAGCCAGTCTTTAAACTGCGGTAAGTATTCGTACAAATTTTTACCATTGAAGTCTACTCGAGAAAGATTGCTATTATAACGCAAATAACAATTTTTTGCACTATCGTTATCTATCATTTCTTGTAGTGCCCACCAGTGTATATCATACATCAGTGGTTCCCCGCCAACCCAATAAATTTCTTCAACAATACCTTTACTAATTGCTTCTTTAAATTCAGGTTCAACAACGTTACGCTGAAACTGTGTCATTTTCTTTTTAACATCGTGCTGCATAAACGGTTGGTTTTCCGGTGTCCACATGTTGTGCTTTTTCTTTTCGGCTTCCCAACTTGAACTTAGTTGTTCACCACACATGCGACACTTAAAATTACACAAGTTACTGTAACGATAATCAAACGAGATTGTAGGCATCGTAGTACGACCGTCATCATCTGTACTATCAAATGCTTCTTGTATTTTATCTTTAAACAACACTCCAGTAAACCATTTGCGATAACTACTAATACTCAATATATCATCATTGCAAACATCACACTGTGGTATACGTTCACCTGCCATTAACTTTTTTCTTATGTTACACATGTAATCACTATTCCAATGTTCTTCAAGTGTCACTGGATTAAAATCATCTGCAGCAGTTTTAGATTCTTTTATTTCGCCGTACGTTTCATCGTTTGTAGCATCAATGTATTGTTTTTGAAAACTATGTTCTTCACGACTTGCACAACACATTCTACGTTCGCCTTGTGGAGAAATATATGTATGTGTCCACGGCGCCATGCAGAAAGTTTTATTTTCACTTTCTTGTGCACAACTGCCGTCGTCATTCCAAATTGGTATTTTTCTTTTAGTTGTCATGAGGATCCCATTTTGTATAATATAACTTATTTTTCTGTAGTTGTCAACTTGTAGTTTTTACGTATATACGCTGACATTACATCTGCAATTGCTTGATAACCCATCTGAGAAGGATGCATTGTGTATTGACTCCAAAATCCAGGATGGTTTTTAATTGATTTTCCTGCGATTTCATGCATTGGTTCACCATCAAACAAACAAAGTTCTTGTACCGTCTTTATGTAAAAATTATATTTTTTAATGACTTCATCTGTAATTGGATGAATTCCGTGTAATGCTAAAAAGTTAATAAAAATATGAGGTATACCTGCACGAGTTAGCAGTGCATCCATTGCTAATATCCATTGCTGGCATTTTAGATATCTAAGCCATTCTTGTTGTTCAATATAGTTTAGATACTGTCTACCAAACTCACTGTCTGGATATTTTAAGGCATGCTCTTCGCCGGATGGAGAGGCTAAGTTCATAACAACATATTGATTATTTTCATTAAAAAGATATTCCGTTGTCTTTACTTTTGCAATTCCAGAAAATCTCGGCGGTATACTTGCTATTTCTCTAAACGGCGATGTTAATCCGACAATAGCAAGTGTGCGGTTGTTAGGTTCAAAGTCTGTAATATCTTTAGATATCCGTTTGTTTTGTTCTTCGTGCTGTGAGTATGTTGCCCAGTCTGGATGTAGCCATTTATATATGTCAACGAACATGCTTTGATTACTATTACCTAGTGTTGCAGCATTCATTACTGGTATATCTAATTCTGCAGATATCCTAGCAGGATATGCATAATTTATATCTGTATAATCTCGGTGGTCTTTTTCTGGTGGGTATTCTTCTCTCTGATCCCAACTAGTTCGACCAGTAACTAAACTATCATGTCCTGCAGTATAACTACATCCAAAACAAATTATTTTTTCAATCATTATGTTTCCAATAAATACGTATATAATATTTATCAGGTAAAAAATATGCGTGTAGGATTATTGCTAACCGGATTAGTCAATGACAAAAAAACAATAGACCATTTAAAACAGCAACTCGACTATTGGCAGAAGTGTGGATTGGAACTTGAAATTTATAGTACAGCATGGAATAACCTACATGGCTATCCATGGAGTACACCCAACTTGCGCATTGACTATAGAAACCCTATACAGGATCCTGAATTAGTTGATTATGCTATCAGTGTATTAAAACCAAAAAGACACTGTGATATACTATATAGCAATTTATATAATATGTTTGTTGATCATTGCGAACAATTTAATCACAATCCATATGATAAAATCAATGCAGTTGCAAAGTCATTACAAAACTGTACATTTGATAAATTCGGCGACACAACTGAATTCGACGACTGGTGGATAGTTTATACATGGTTTACAAGATTTGTATACTTTATGAATCAACCATATAGTTTAAATCAAGTAATTAACATAGCATTGGATCAACTTGATCCTCCTACTGTATTTTTAAAATGGAGATGGGACTTATTAATTAATTATCATAAAGACACCGAAAATATAATACATAGATTAGAACAAATACAACAGCACGAAGGCTATGGAATGCATTTTAACAGAGCATGGTTGTTTGGTGAAGAACAAACAAACTTAACAATTGAGTCAGTGCGTATGCACTTGCCTTGGCCTTTGCAAGATCAACCTGTATGTGTCGACGATACTTGGTTTATGTTTAATAAACTTACAGCAGAAAATTTACGTAAAATAATGAGTGCGTATTTAAATGTATGGAGTTTTGATGAGCCTCATCAGCATCGTAATTTATGGAATGCGGTTGAACAGTTAAATCTACATCGTGGAAGTTACACTAAAGAACCATTAAGCAGAATATTAGTAAGATCAGGTAAATTAATCGACGATCATTTTCATCGCAACACCGATAGATTTTTTGCTCAACAACAACAAAATAATCAATTAGCAAGTACATTGAACACAATGATAACAAAGCCCACTGACGAACAATTGGAACTGTTTCGTTATCAAGCAATCAGCAGTTTTGATTGGAGTAGAAAATGAAAATAGCTGTTGTATTATGTGGATTTCCTAGATTTGCAGAACATGTAGCAGAGTGGACTCGTCAAATATTTGCTGATTATTCTGTTGACTTTTATGCTCATTTTTGGTATACACACTGGTCGAACATGGGCACTGATCAATCTGTTGCACAACGTGCAATCGACAGTATCAAACCTAAGGCAGCCGCTGTTGACTGTTATGAAAATGTAGCATGGAATTTTATTGATCATGTCAGACAAAAGCCTGTAGAGCCAAAAAGCGAATACTATTACAGTTGGCCTGCTGTTAGAATTTTTAATTATAATTTTCCTGGACAATTCATTGGCAGTTCACGTGCTGTAAAATTGATCAACACAGATTACAACCTCGTAATAAAAACTCGCAGCGATTGTATTATTCCACCTGGTACAAATGCATGGTTGAAAAATCTAGTAGACCTTGTCAATGAAAATGATGCTGTATATGAAAGTGGTGCTACTATAGTTGATAGAGGCATGCCTTTTGTAGGATGGGACATTGCATTCTATGCAAACACAGCAAGTGCTCAAAAATATTTTGTTCCAATGGAAAACAATCTCAAACAATTGTTTACTGATCAACGAGAATTTTATGCAGACTGGCATTATGCAAGACAGCGTGTTACAGATAAGCCGCCTGGACTAGCACACGTAACCTGGGCTAAACTAGCACTGCTAAGTAGTACAGTAATAAGATCAAGACCTGTTTTTGTCCCAACGCCATCATTGGCCAGAAGAACATTTGATTACACGTGGACCTGGACCAAAATAGAAGACCATCAAAAACAAAACATAGGACAACAAGGATTTGATATATTCAACTCGGTTGATTCATTTGATTTGATAACACGAGCAGGAGAAATAAGGAAAGCATAATGAATATAGAGCAAGCACAACAACACGCATTAGCAAGTCTAAACAGTACACAGTTGACTTGTAGTGACTTTAATTATCTCATGATTAGAGATTTATTTCCTGAAGACTTTTATCAACAATTAAAACAATTGCCAGTAGAAGAAACAGATGAAATTGTACACAGTGTATTCAACCATGAACCGTTTGTGCAGGCACTGGCACACAAGTTTGGTGATAGCCCTCGTCGAAGTGATACTATACGAAGTGTGTATGCTTTTTGGCAACGTGCAGGAGCCGGATACACACTAAAACCGCATGTGGACAGTTATCCTAGAGTGTTTACAATGACTGTGTACTTGGCAGACGATGATGACACACCCGAGGCTGGTACTGCAGCGTATCGTGTTGACCGCAGTACTCGTACTTGGGAAACAATTGGAATGATGGAATATTTACGCAACAGTTGCATGATTATAAGTCCTTATGATGACTTAACCTGGCACGGTGTAAACCTGATTGAAAAAGACATTGTACGTGACAGTGTTGTTTTGGTTTACAGTGCAGAAGAATGGAATGAATCACAGATGCACTATGCTGAATGGAAACCCGGAGCAACAGTAAACTATGTATTACCACAACAGTAAACAATATTTAGACAGATTTGAAAATCTACAAAACGGTTTTTATGAATATAGAGTTGACAACACTATAGTTAACTTGTATACTGTGTTTGAAGATCGAAGTGGATGGATATGCACTACTATAGTAGATTGGAATAATAATTTACACTGCACCGAATCTGCAGTAGATAACATTAAACCACATGACTATGTTATCAATCAACTTCGTACAGACTACGAGTATAATGTTATGGCAGTTGTTGAAATTTTTAAAAGACCATTTAATGAATGGTTGCGATATCCACATGCTATGTATGTACACAGTAGTATGAAAAAATACTCAAGTGTTCTTCCTACAGAGCAGATCGAAAACAGCAACTTAATTAGTTTTGATTTAAACACTCCTCCTACACGTGTCAACCACAGCGCACGTACAATTGGTTTTGGAAATGGACAAGTTGGAGATACTGTGTTTGGATTTGGTGGCATTGATAGCAATGGATTTTTTCAAAGTTTTAGTGGCAGTGGCAGAGGATCAGTATACGTAAGATGAGTAAAATATATTGTCCACATGCTTTTAATGCAATGGAAATAACAACCATTGGAGAATTTAGTCCATGTTGTGTAAGCAGCAAAAAATTTGTTGATGATGCAGGAAAACAATATCATGCAGGAGACACTAGTATCAGTGAAGTTTATGCCAGCAATGATAGACGTAAATGGATTGAACAGTTTGATGTAAACTTTAAAACAGACTGTAAGCAGTGTTGGGAAGTTGAAAAAGGCGGTGGCGAAAGTAAACGACTACGTGAAATTAATTATTGGAAACTTTACTATGAAAGTATTAACGAACGTGTACCGGTTATAGATATCGATACACCACTGGAAGTATTAGACTTAAAACTAGGAAATACATGTAACTTAGCGTGTGCTACATGTGATCCAGTTAGTAGCAGTCGTTGGAACAGTATTATTAAAGGATTCAACGGCGAGTTTCCTGTTAGACCGCAGCGTTGGCAAGATACTGATGATTTCTGGGCAGGGTTAAATGACAGTATTGACAATGTAAAGAAAATTGAAATTGCTGGTGGTGAACCATTTATGGTGAAAAAACAACGTGTATTATTAGATTATCTAATAGATAATGATATTGCACAGCACGTCGATATTACATGGATTACAAACAGTACTCACTACGAACAGGACATTGTAGATAAATTCAAACACTTCAAACAAGTACGTGTAATGGTTAGTTTAGATAACACACACGAACAATTTGAATATATGCGTTATCCTGCCAAATGGGACGAAGCATATGAAATATTCAATCGTTTTGTAGAATTAAATAATCAAAATAAGATACACTTAGGTATTAGTTACACTATTAGTGCACTGAACATATACCGTGCACCTGACATGTGGGAATTTGCACGTAAACATCGTGTTCCTCTTTTTAATAATCTTGTAATGCAACCTTTTCATTGTAAAAATTTACCAGAGGCATACAAACAACAAATACGTGAAAGATTAGAAGCAGTCAACGATCCTGCTTATCAAGTAAACCCTGCAATAGGAAAAAACAACTGGTTGGTTAATTTTTTAACACAACCAGCAGACACAGATGAATACACAATGAATAGTATAAAACATAGAATGGATTTAGTTACTCGTAGTAGACCCGGATTAGGAAAAACTGCATTTCCCGAACTTGTTGGAATATGGGAAGGATTATAATGTTAGGATTTAGCAAAAACACACCTAAACGTATGCTTGTACTTGGATGCAGTCATTTAAGTGGAGCATACGACATAAACGATCAAAATGCAGGAGAACAAAGTTATGCATGGCATTTATGGAATCTTCGAGGACAACGTGATATCATGTACACTGTGCCTAATCCAGGCGAAGGCTTGCAAATGTATGCTACAATTATAAATCACATGGAGGTAACAGGACAAATTGAAAGATTTGATCGCTACCTTATACAATTAACAGCCGAACCTAGAGTAAGTTATTTTAATAATTCACATGATCAAGAATTTTATTTTAAAAACTTAGACTTATTTTTACAAGAAAAAAATCCTTTCAATGACGGTCGTACTCTTAGTTATTTGTATAGTAAAGAAGGAACTGGTTGGACAAATAATAATCAACAATTTACTAATGTACACAGGAAACTATATGAAAAACACGAAAGCAAATTTAGAACCGACGAAGGCAAAAATTCGTGGTTAAACGTAAGTGAAGATATGACCGACGGAATAAATAATCCAGGGTTGTTATTACAAAATTTAACTCATGTATACTATCGGTTCATTGTAGATACATTACAAAAATACAATAGAGAATTTTGTATGTTTACTTGGTGGGGCAATCAAGGCTTTACTAATTTACACAAAAAAATGTCTGACCCTTGGTTATTTGAAAAACAAAATGGTAGTATTAGTAGCAGTATGGCATTAGTTGATAAATGGTTTCCTAGAGAAGAACTCAGCAATGGTGCTCATTTAAACAGTGAACAAAGTTTGATAGTTTCAGATCACTTACATCGAGAAATAAATTCTAAGGGATACTTCAAATGAACAAAGCAATGTGTGTTGCTCCTTGGCTACACGTACACGTTGAACCTACAGGCGATGTCCAGTTATGTTGTGCTAGTAATCTTAAACACGATCACAATGAAAGTATAGGAAATTTAAACGACAGTACTCCTGAAGAAATATGGAATAACGAACGCTATCGTGAAGTTAGAAAACATATGTTACAAAATAGACTACTAGGAAAATATTGTAGTGCATGTTATCAACGTGAAGATGGAAGCATAAATTGGACAGAGAGACAACGTCTTAATAAAGAGTTTCCGATTGGATTTGAGTTTGCAAAACAAACAAAAGATGACGGAAGTTTTGATAACATTGATATACGTTACTTAGATATACGTTTTAATAATTTATGTAATCTAAAATGTCGAACATGTGGCCCGCATTGGAGCACTCAATGGGCGGCAGAAATGGGTCTCGACGATACTGTACAATATAATCGTAGTTGGCAAAAACTAATACCATATCTTACTAATTTAGAAAAAGTATATTTTGCAGGCGGCGAACCGCTTATGCAACGTGAACATTATGACTTTTTAGAACACTTACTAGAAAAAAATCCTAAAGTACAATTATTATACACAAGTAATTTTACAAGACTAAAATTAGGAAACCGACATGTTATGGATTATTGGTCACAGTTTCGTTTAGTAGAAGCCGTTGCTAGCATTGATCATTTTGGTAAACATGCTGCTTATGTTAGAACGGGCAGCGATTATGAAACTATAAAACAAAACATTCAAGAAGTAAAGTCATATGGTATCGATACAGTACGTCCTAGTGTCACTAGTGTGCTTAGTTTATACAATGTTACACGTATTGGAGATTTTGTAAAACAACTTTGGCAAGACGAAATTATCAGTGATATGCGTCAAATTGTTTTTAATATGTTAGTAAATCCTGCAAAACAAAATGCACTAATAATGCCGGAACGTGCACGTGATATTGCACTTAAAAATATTCAGCAAGGTATTGAGTTTGTACAAGCACAAGGCGATAATCCTGAGAAACTAGTTAGTATGCAAACATGGATTGAAAATCATTGGAAGCACGATCCAGAACTGTTTAGGCAATTTGTTGATTATAATTTACACTTAGACAAAATTAGAAATACTAAATTTGAAGATTTTTATCCGGAGTTTGTATAATCAAAAAACTCTGTTAAAAAGTCTGTCATGTTTTGATTTCTAATACGATCTAAACTTTTAGTGTATAATAATGCTTTTTCCCAATCTTGTTTTCTATCGGGACCACCAAACATATTTTTTAACTCAGTAACTTTCCAGTCGGGGAATATATTACCTATACGATTATGTACTGCATCACGAATTGTCTTGGGTAATACTGCAGGACTTAATATAGCAGGGTCATAAACATAATTATGATGTACCCAAACACCATGCTGATTATGAAAGAAATCGTAAAACTCACCAATGGTACTATAGTTCATCCATGACACAGTTTGTGTAACATCCAGTTCAAAGTTTTCTTCTTTAAGACGCAAAAAGTTACGCATAACATCATCCCATTTTGTTGGATATCTGATATATTCGTTACGCTCTTCTAAGTCATCGATACTACAACTAACTTTTACATGATCAAAATGTTTCCATAATTCAATCATTTCTTCATTCATGTTAGTCATATTGATATTATACCAAAGTTTGATATCTGTTTTGCCAATGTCTATTAGACGTTTTAAAAACTTAAAGTGTTGTTTTATAAGAGTGGGCTCACCACCGTTGATATAGAAAGTTTTTACATTATCACAGTGTTGTAATAAATCTTCCCAAAATTCTTCACGTTCAGGCCAACGGAACCCAAACTTAGTATCGTAGTTTGTAATTTGGAATGGCAAATCTTTTTGCAATGCATCATAGTCATTACGCCATTTACTGCTACTAACAGGGTTACAAGTACGGCATGCAACATTACAAACATTACCCAGACGTAGTTCAACAAAATCTAGTTGCACATCTTGTATGTAACCTACGCTATCTGTTGCTTTTTTTGCTACATCTAGTGTGTAGTCAGGGTAGTTTTTTATTTCTTCTAGTCTCTTAGAAGTCATGCCCTTTGCTTCTTCTGCATAGCAACGTAAACATGCTTGCGGCTTTTTACCATCTAATACCTGTAGTCGTGCATTGCGAAACGATTCTGAATTCATAGTATCGTGTACAGTATCGTGATTTAAGTTATAATATCTATCTTCACCATCTTTAGAACTACTACGAGCTTCACGATGATCAGCAATACAGCAATGTGTTACTCCACCGTGTGGGTGTGTGGCTAAGTGCTGAAACAGCAATGGACAAAATGTATTGCTCATATTAAATCTCTCATGCGGTTAACTATACGTCTAACCGGGCCAGGTGTTAAGCAACGTAAACTAGGTATTGTTTGCATTAAGTCTTCATTTCTAATTTTATCAATACTACCAGTATATTTTAAAAATTCACTTTGTAGTTCTGTTTTATCTGTATCAAGGCTGCGTATAAATCCTTGCATCTCCGGTAAACATCTACGTTGCACATCTTCATTTTCTAAATCATAATCGTCGATGTATTTTTGCCAACGCTTTTGTATTTGTTTTCTTTTGTAACGTGGCAATATTTGTGCACGTAAATATTCTGGAAACAACAGTGTATTTACATGAATGCTATCTGGTTCGATTATGCCTCGTTGTACCCAATGATCAAAAAAGTCTGGTGCGTGTTCTGCGTTTAACGCACTGATAGTCGGGGTAATACCAAATTCAACATTGCGCAGTTCACGAGTAATTGTTCTTGCGTTTTGTTCTATTTCTTCCCATACTGTTCCTGTCCGTACATACTCGCCAACTTCTCCCATTGCATCAATACTAGCATCAACACGTATACGATTAAAGTGTCTCCAAAGATCAATAACATTTTTGTTTTTGTACTTGAGTTTGCTTAGGTTAGTATTGTAACTAATATATATGTCTGTTTTGCCAATGTCAATAAGATGTTCTAAAATTTTATAATGTTCATCCATAATAAGTGGTTCACCACCAGCAAAATAAAGATGTTCTACTGTATCAATCCAACTCTCCATATCATCCCAAAGTTCATCTAAACTGCGTTTTACTTTGAGAATACGCTTTTCTTTACCTGTACGTCTACCTAGTTTTACACTATCGTCGTGCCAATTACTACTAAGTTCTGGTCCACAACTTCTACATCTAAAGTTACATATATTGCTAAAACGTATGTCCATATATCCCATAAAGATGTCATCTAAACTTCCATCATTTTTAGTTAACTCTGTTCTCGAATGAAAATGTTTGAATTGATGATTCATATTCATACGCATACTGCGAACGCCATTTGTTTCGTGTTCATAACATCTACTACATCCATCAGTTGGTCGATTGTTAAGTATGTTTAATCTTAACTCTCGCATCTTATCACTGTTCCATAGTTCCTTAAAGGATTCACTGTTTGTATTACCTAATTGATAATCATGCTTTGCCAAACAACATGGAAACGTTGTACCGTCAGGCCATATATGCATATGTATCCAGGGTAATATACAATAATTTTTATTTTCCATAAATTGCTAAAAGCCTCTCGTGAAAGTTTTTTCTTACTTGTTCTGGATTATTGTTTAATACATACCATAACCAAAAACGACTTACTCTTTTTAATTCTTTCGGATTGTAGTCGAATATAAAATTAAACCATCTATCCGTTATACTTCGACATACTTGTTCAGGTGGTTGATATATACCGTGATCAAAATCTATTATTTCAACAGTTGGTGTTTTTGCATCAGGATCAATTATAAAGTTACTACACTGATTGTCGTTTGGATAGAATACAAAACCTTTGTCGTCTACTTTATAATTATCTCTTACAAAATCAAAAAATAGTTCCCATAACAAATCAGCATTTTCTAAATGTTTTACATCTTCTGATTTATACACTCCAAAAAAGTCCCCTTCGATTATATCCCTAACTGTTATGCCAGGTATTATATCGTAACATTCGACTCTAAAACCATTGCTCCTAAGATCTAAACTGCTTTGCATACTTCGAGTATGACTAAATGTTTCGTGCATTTTGTGAAAATTATATCCACTAATTTTTGCATTTATACCAACAAATATTTTATACTTTCTCTTACCAATAATAATACACTGATTATACTTTGTATATTTCCAAGTAAGTGCAGTATAGTTATTTTCATTTTTTTTCCAATTTGGATCACCATCTATAATTAACTGTGCAATATCAACAGCAAACTCTTTTAAAGAAAGATCTACATGAGTATTAATATTAACACGATGTATTGTTTGACTTAAAAACTGAAGATACTTGTGTATAGTGTCACGAAGTAGTAAACGGAGGTTGTTTTCCATTTAAAATTAAACCCTTTGTTTGGCGTTTTAAATACTCGCTCCAAGCATAAAAACTTTGTTCTTTGTATCTAAACTGATGCCAATCAAAAATATTACTATGCCAAAACCATGTGGTTGTTTCATTGTTGTTTTGATTTATCAACTTCGATAACAATTTACAATTATTTACTGCATCTAGTTTGACATACGTTTTTGGTATTTGTGAATATCTTCTTAAAAAATTTAACCAATCGTGCTGAGAAATTCCTAATATATCTAAATCTTCGTCAATTGCATCTTTAATACTAGTGTGTAATCCTCCCCATAATGGTTGAATTCTGCTGTCAACAGTTTCTTTGTAAATTTCAAATGCTTGATCAAAGATACCATTGTCGATAATGCTCGATTTCGTAAGCCAGTTGTCTTGCCACATTCTATAATCTACACTTTGCGGAACAACATCGATATATATAAACTGAAATTCTTTCCCAAAATAATTGTCCAAATGTGCTTTATACATACTTTTAAATCCTGCACAAACACTAACATATGTTTTAATATTTCGCTCATTGGGAGTAAGTTCACCGTCTTTTTGGCTGCTTAAATCTTCTGTATTAGTTAAGTATACCTGATGTTTTAGTTGCTCTAAACTAAAATCTGGTTGTAAGTGATGCACGTGATTTTCACTATTTGCATTAAATTCTGCTTTAATTTTTCTTTTAGGACGCTCGAGATCAGTGTGTAAACAATATACTGCTCTGTTACCCATTCTTATATCCATATCAACATTTTTCATACTCCATGCCCAACGATCGAGTAAAGGAATAAAGTCTGGACTTTGGTAACTTTCGCTCGGACGTGGTTCAGATATGATAATACATTTTGGATTATATTTTTCGATTAAACTTTGTACATACTCATCTGTACTTGGCAATCCATTCTTATCAAAATAATAAAGTATGCCACTTAAAATAATACAATCAAACTCTCTATTGTCGTAAGTAGGCAAACTTAAAGCATTTGCTACTTGATAATTATGTTTAGGATAATTATCTTGACAGTATTTTATACACTCATTGTCTGTATCAATACCAGCAATGTTATAATCATAATCTGTTAAAAACTCATTGACACGACTGTATCCACACCCAATATCAAGTATACTATTGCATTGGTTTTCTTTAACAAAATTTGCAATTTGTTGAAACAGTGGGTTTGCACCTGTGCTATTTAAATAATTCCAAGTATAATCACTTGATTCATCATCCTCAATATACGCACCTGTTATATATGGATATTTTTTTCTTAGTAGTATAAATGATTTGTAAGTCAATGGATCAACTAGTTCTCCTAGTCTGGCTCTGCCTGGAAAATATTTGTTGTCTCGGTAGTTAAGATATTCTCCTAAATTGTTTTCTTTGCACCAATCATATATTGAAAGAATATTCAGATCATAATTAAACTCAATTTGTTTTTGGTCATCATTGCGTCGATTAAATTTAAAATTTACCATTGGACGTATATGCGTTTGTTGCTTTACTTCTTTGTTTTTAACAAGTTCAATATCATTTGTGCTATAACAAGTTGCTAAATCCTTACCTACAGTTCCAAAATCTAAGTATAACACACCAGACTGATCTTCGTCACAAAATCTATAATAGTCACTATTTGTAAGTGGTAAATCTAATTCTTCATCTTTTGAATTACGTAGTACTGTTAGTAAACTAGGATCTGTATCTATATTCTTTTCTAAAATATGGACTAACTGATTTATGCTTTCAAGCCATTGATATAACTGTTGATATTCATCTGGACTGTTTTCTAATGCATAACTTACATCTTCGAAGTATCTATGCAGCGCATTTAGTTTGTCAAATTGACGATCTTCTGTATTTTCATCAATGTACCAGTTAGTGTCAATGGGCCAGTTTTTTCTAGCCCATTCATGATGATCAATGTTTTCGATTATTTGATTCAATTCTCGTCGACACTGTGCGTAAACGTCAGGTGTAATGCTTCCATACTCGTTTACAAATATACGATGAGTTGATTTATTTACATTTCGTACATTCCATGCTTGAACAAATTTATTAGTTAGTTCAGTTTCATCTAATTTAAACTTTATAATAAATCCGTTGTCTTCAACTGGCATATCAAATTTATTAAACGGTTGATGAATCATAGATGTACTATTATCAACTGTATGTGATCCAACTGATTTGTTACCAAATTGAACTACAAAGTATTTCATGCTCCGAGAGTATCCTTTTCTGTATTCCATCCACCTACTAGATCATCATTTACATAATCTTCTGTAGTTGCAGGATCACCTTGTGCATCTAAACTAGGTACAATCTTATCTGAATTATATCCTATGCTATCATACCATTCAACAAAACTAGGAAATGTAGCACGAAAATCTTTACCACGGCGTTTGTCGTATTGTTCGTAAAAGTAACGGAAGTCATTGTACAGTTTAGGAGTTTCAGCAGTATTACGGTGCGGAGTTTTAACAACGTCCAAGTAATCAATTAGACGCTGAACTTGTGCAATTTCTCTAATATTCAATGTATCCATTTGTGTAGGAAGCCATGTTTCAATTTTTTCTTTAAACATTGTTTTAAGTTCAACTGGCAGAATTGCTGCACTTTGAAAACTAGGAAAACGTAAAATGTTTAACGACAGTACCGGAGCACGGTCTCCATATTCTTTACGTAGTTCCATCATGTCATCCATAAACTCAGTGATTGTTTCCAAACACAAACTGTTAATAGTCATCATGCAATGCAGTTTCTTAATGTTTGATTGTTTTAACAAACGCTCAACATTACTGCGCCAAATGTCATACTTAAATCCATCACGAGTGTATTCGTTTTGTGCTGCAGCACACTCTGCACTTGTATAAATTTCAAAGTTACGAATATTAAACGTACTGTCAATCATGCGTTGGAACTGACGTTCATTCTCAGGAACAAGGTTACTGTTAATAGCAAAACGCATATTGCTGTCAGGGTTTTGATCAAACCAATCGAACAGTTTCCAGATGCTTTTATGCATCAACGGCTCTCCGCCTGTGACACGAATTTCTTCTAGACTATCACTTAATCCGTTTTCCCACCATTTCCAAAATGCTTGAATATAAGGATTATCTTCTTCGTGTTTTGTAGCACGTGCAGCCCAAGGTGCTGTATCAGTAAAGTGTCCACGTCCGTCACTTTGGATATTCATATAAGGACCTTGTTCTTTAATATCCTTAACCCAAGTACTACTAAACGCAGGATTACAATAACTACATGCAAAGTTACAAGCACGGTCAAATGCAATTTCTAGTGTTTTAAGATTTACATCAGCATCCCAAGGCATTTCAGCACTTGCTCTTACATCGTTGTCTTTAAAGATTTCAGTTTTGTATACACGGTCACTAACGTTATCACGACCGATATCTTCTACCTTCCAACAGTATTCGCACTCTTGTGGACGCTCCCCTTTAAGCATCATTTCACGCATTTTCTTTTTGTGCTTTGTATTGTGAATAGCAGTGTAGTTTTCTTTTAGTTCTTCCATCGGAATCCAATGTCCGGGCGGATGGTGACAACTTGCAGTTTGCCCATGTCCTAACCAAATAGTAGCATTATACCACTTTGCAGCACAATAACTATCGCTAATTGGATCTATCATGCGAGCCTTGTACTCAAGAAAGTCTTCGCCTTGTTTTCTCATTTATGTTCTCTTTCATTGTTATGTGCTGCATTGCAGTCTTTCCACCAAATATCTAATTCAGGAAAAGTTTCAATAAAGTTGGTGTTTCGTCTTTTGTCGAGTGTATTAAAGTATTTCCAAAAATGTACTTGTCTTTTACTTAGTTCATCTTTATCTATACCATTTTTAATCCACGCAATATCACGTTTAAGTTTTGCCACTTCATGGTTTAGAAATCCATGACATGTATCTTCGTAATCTTCTTTTGCAATGTTATCTTCCATAAACTTGACACAATCATCTAGCATATTCATAAGTTCAGGAATATAATGTGCATTCTGTGCACTCATCCATAATGGTTCTCTGAGGTAAGGAATATCAAACCAAACACGCTGACGTTTTTTTCTAGTAAAAGGTCCTCGCTTTTTACCAGTTTCATCAATTGGCGATACAACAACATCAGGTTGATTTTTAAATCCAAACTCGATACGCAAGTCTAGTACCATTTGCAGGAAATCTTTAAGTTTAGGAATACTCAACAAGTTAAACGTATTAATAAATGTAACACTTGTTCCTGTAGTTTCACGTAGTACGTGACGAGTATTGTTTAGCATAGTATCATAATTTAATCCTGTGCGAATATATTCTGCTTGTGATCCTACACTGTCTACACTCACAAATAAGTTAAAGTGTTTACATGCCGGTGCAACAAACCAATTATTTTCAGTGTAAGGATTAATTTTTTCAGGATCTTCCCAAATTCTAACTTCTTCGATTGCTTTTAAAGAAGTCATAAATTTGTCAAATAACTTTTGTTCTGGTGGACACATGTTACTAGTAATACTAAGTTCAATATCTTGATTAGGATGAATATTAACATAGTCTAATACTTTAAAAGTATTTTTGTCCATCAGTGGCTCGCCGCCGGTCATTCTAAATATTTTTAAATCTTTGTACAAATCAGGCCACCAATCCCAAAACGCTTGAACATAAGGATTTTCTTTGTTTGCTCCTTCAATTGGCATAAGGCCTGCTTTTCTTAAACTACCAATGTCGTTGTGTTTTTTTTCTTTGTTAAAAACGATAGGCCCAAACTCATTGATTTCTTTTTCCCACTCGGTACTTAAATGTGGGCTACAATATGTGCATTTAAAATTACATGCTTGATTAAAATTTACTTCTACATAACGAGGGTTAATATTTTCGTCCCAGCCACCTTCAACTACTTCTTTCCAACCATCGGCACCGATCCAGTCTTCGCTTGAACGATAATGTCTATCGCTCATGTTTCCATTGTCTTCTATATTCCAACAGTATTGACAACCTTCAGGCCGTTTACCTTCCCACATTTGTTTACGTTGACGTACTTTTTCATGTGTATTATGCAGTGCACGTGGAGTAATTGCTAATTCACTCAATGGAACTTTATGAGTAGGAGGATGATAACAACTTTGTGTTAATCCTTGTGGCAAATGCATACTAACTTGTAACCATTTAGCCATACACATAGTCGGACTAATTTTGTTAAGTTCTTTTTTAGTTTTCTCAGCGTTTTTAAAATAATCGTCTGACATTTATTCCTCTACTGAATCTACTACTTGATCTTCTCTAACTTGAGGACCTAGTCTACTTGGATTTCTATATACAGTTTTCCAAAAACGTGAACCTTCTGCACCGATATCAGCAATTTCTAAATCTAATTTTCCTTTTAGTTCGTTACCTAGTTCTACTGTACGAGATTTTAGTTTATCAATATTCCAATTAACACCAGTTCGTGGACATAATTCTGTTCCATCTTCGAACTCAGGCAGTAGTTCTGTTTTGAAGTAATTACTTAGCCAATCAAAGTCACGCACATTACGCCAGTCCCAATCTTCTCTAGTAATATTAGTCATGTATGCACCAAGTCTTGCACCATAGATAGCCCACAAACCGTTTGTTGTATCTTCACCAACTGTCATCCATACCATAAGACGTCTGTAGTTTTCTTTGAAAATATGTTTTAGTTTCTCAGGAGGAACAACATCACCGTTTTCTAATCCCATTTTAACACCTTCACGGAAACCAGCACGCCATGCTTGTAGCGGACTACCATTATTGTGTACCCACGAATACCAATTGTTCATCTGTACATAATGAATGTTCCAACAAAAATCAACTTGTGCACGTTTATCACTTTCTGGAGCGGCTTCATGTGTGCGCATACGATTAACAACATCCACAGGCCACATCTTGATGCCACCGTTTCCGTATACTAATCCGTTTACTACATTTTTTGCAGCAAAACTAATAACATGATTATCAGCAATACGATCCATATCGAGTTCTACATTAAAAAAGTCATCGTTAACAATGTTATCAGCATCTACTGTAATAAAGCGTTCAGTTTCGCTTAGTGCTGCAGCGGCCTTGTGTGCTGCATCGCTGCCCCACACACCGTGACTACGTTTAGCCCAAGGGCATTTTTCTAGTAGATCTGCATAGTTTTCATCTGCATTAGGTTCGTCATAACTTATGTAAACTATATCAAAATCATTAATACTTACCAGATTCGGCATATTCCAATCCTTCAAATTTAAAGGTAATATTTTTACCTTCGGGTCCTAATAATATTTTACAAGTTGTAGGATCAACTTTTGTTTTTATAATATACTCTTGATTTTTTCCAATATTATCAAAAGGTATAGTAATATTTTCCAATAACATGTTTGGATTATTTCCAGTTAGAAACATATGAATATCTTTGTATATTTTATACTCGTGCGGATCAACAAAGTTACTTTTAATAATCCATCCTTGTGTACTCGGACTTACACTAAATGTTGCAAATTCTTCTGTTGTACTGTCTTTAACACGAGTATGAAATCTTTTGTTATTTTGTGCTAATCCATAGTCTACTGTAACATAGTTTTGTTTAATTTTCAAGCCATAACTTTTAAAAATACGTCTAGTTAGTATATCAATATCGCCAAGTGCTATTGTGTTACGTAAATTAGAAAAATCAAAAAGAATATATCCTTTTTGTATTAAGTCAACTGGATCTATTTCTATTGTTTCTAATAGATGTAAAGGATTATTCTTTTCTACTATATATAATACAATGCTTTCGTATGCTTTATCTTTTTGAATTTTAACTTCACTTGAATTAATTTTCCCAGTTAACTGATAAATTAGGTCAGTACTAACATTTACTTCTACTTTGTAATCTGACAGATACAAAACAATATTAATGTCTTTGTTTACTGTAGGTTTAACTAGTGGAACCTTACTAAGATAATTTTCGGCTTGCTTTATTCTTAGATAGTTTTTCTTTTCAACTAACTTGTATCCATCTACTAAGTCTGCTACAATATACTTCTTGGTATTCTTAATACCTTTCATAAGTTCAACAACAATAGGATCACTTGTTTTTAGATAAGGATCGGTAATGTCATCTCGAATTTTTCCAGAGATAACCTTTATTGTTCCTGTCCACTCGTCGAAGTATACATAAAAATTATGCGGCTTCTTCTGTTTGGGCTTTTGTTGTATTAAACTTATTTCTGAGTTCATTTAAAATTTCTTCTGTTATAAAATTTTCATCTCTGTAATGAATAATGCCAGATCTTATCAGACTGTTTTCTATTAGCATTCCGTTTTTAATATCAAACCACGCATTAAATAATTCTGTCCAGTCAGTTGGAACATCGCTTGACCACAAGTACTGACTCATCGTGTCAATGTCGTAAAAGTTATTTAAACTTACTGCAACATCATTATAACAGTCTAAGTGACTTGTTATTATGTTACAAATAATATTTTTATCAAAACTTTCAGGTTTTAGTTCAGTAAACACTTTGTTATATACACTTCTCCAATTTTGAAAATAAGGATCGGCTAACTTAAACCACTCTTGTGCAGTATCACTTGCTGAGTTAAAATAAATTAGTTGGTTGTATAACAACGGAAGTTCGTATTTAAGTTCTATTTCAAAGGATAACAACTTGTTAGTTGGAACGTTTCGGTATGTTCTTGCTAGATTAGTCATTGCTAAATCATAGTTCTCAAATTGGTTCCAAAGCAAGTCAATGTCAACATTTAAAAATAATGTGTCATAGTCAACATAAATTGTTTCATCAAACGGTGTGCAGTGAATCATTTGCCATATATTACTTCCGTGAAAACCATCTTCATGACCAGTGTTACCAAATGGTAGTTCAGTAATATAGTCAAACGCATCAAAGTATTTTTTGTTAACTAAGTCTGATTTGTCTTTATCAACAACAAGACAAACCTCTGCGGTTGGATCACAGTTCTTGATACTTAATGCAAGAGCATAACTATATTTAATTTTGTCTAAATCTGTATCAATACCTAATGTTACAAAACCTCGGCTCATAGCAATACCTCTCTAAGATTTTCTTCAATTTTATCAAAGTGTCTACTGATTGCACGTTTGTTCATAGCATGTAAATTATAATCCGTATTACGAGTAAGAATATTTTTCCACTGTTCTTGTCTATTGTGACTCAACAATATCCAATCATTCATTCCTTTGATTTCAATAATATCATCTTTTTGATCCATGTTACGCATCGGTATTCCCATAAAGTCGTGTATATAAGTTTCGTTGTTACTACCATTTAATAAATGTGCAGCAATACTTACACAAAAGTCTGTTCTAAACAATGCTGATGGAAACTGGTATAATAGTGCATAGTAGTTCCAGTTTTCTCTAACATGATTCCACGTATCAAAAAATACACGACTTTCTTCGCTTTGATCAAAATAAACAACTGTACTCCACCAGTGATGTATACCACCATCTGACAAAGAAATTTCATTTAAATACGGAGGTTGATGTTCTAAATATGTTGCTGTACGATGCATAGATATCGGAATATCAGTTTCAAATATATAATCATAGAAATTATTTTTAACAATATAGTCTGTATCTAATAGTATAGTTTTTTCAAACGGTGTTAATTCAAATACTTCGTGTTTGTTACTATTTAAGAAAGGTGCGCTAAACTGTGTCCACGGACTATCAAAATGCTTTCTAGAATTCTGTTCATGTTCAACATCATCAATTACAATATGATCAAAACATATTTCGTGCCATTTTTTGTCAATGCTTTCTTTAAGCCATGCATATCCGCCGTTGTCAGTAATCAAACACGTTTGATTATTTTTCATGTTTGCTTTTACATAGCCTGCTGCAACATGTGCGAATCGGATATAATCTAACTGGCTATTGTTGTAAGCAAAAAAGCATACACCTTTTTCTTCTTCTTTTGCCATTTACCAATCCATAATTTTTTTAATATTACGTGCTTTTTTAATCTTATCCATTTGAATTTTATATTCGTTACTTGCTTCAGTGTATGCACTTATTAGATTATCTTTAAAATCAGATAAGTCTTCGACAACAATTGGATTTTCTTTTGTGTCAATTATAATTGCACTATCTTTGTCTGATCTCAGAAGTGCATCTACAAAACTAATAGTTTTTTCATCTGCAATAAAGGATCCAGTATTGTACTGAACTGATTGCAATACTTGCATACGAGATCTAATGTTTCTTTTTTGATTGCTAAGTGTTGTACGATAATTTGCAAATTCGAGGGCTTTCTCGAGTCTCTCATCCATAGTGAGTTTCTCCTTATAATTAAGTACTACTATAACTTATTTAGTTACTAAATGTCAAGTGATTTTTTAGTTATCGTCTGGACCCATAAATCCGTCACCAACAACTGCCGCTACAGGATCTGGTGTAACATCAAACGTACTAGTATTTTCTGTAATAATGTCTGGCATTAAATATCTTGGTGTTACTGTTAATGTTCCGTCCATTACTTGTTCAAATGCAGTATCATCAAATACTAATTTAAACTGTACTTCTTTACCATCGTCTGCCCATTTACCGTATAATTTAAAATATCTATTAGCATAACTAGATAGTCTTTCATCACCAGTTAGATATACAGTAGGACAATATGCAGTACTTGCTGTATGATATGCTGTAGCATATGCTGTTGCAGCAGGAAAGTTTACAAACCAAGCAGGTACCGTTGATGCATAACCATAACCATAACCATATGCTGATATTTGCTGTGTTACACCTGCACTTGTAAATAACAAACCTTCGTCGTCTACCACTCCATCTGGATCAGATCCATCTCCGTATCTATCTGTTAAGTGATAAAATCCTTTACCTTCGCTGGTTCCCGGAGTAATATATCCTTCACTTTGATAAGTGTTATTCCATGTAAACGTTAGTGTTCCTACTTCATTGATAATGTCTGCCCAGTTAAAGAATCCTGCAGTACATCCGCCTTCGATAGTAATATCTAACTGCAGTTGTCCGCCACCATTAAAGAAGTATCTTGCATCATTGTATGTATTCCACATCCATTTATGCTCACCTTCTAGTTTTTGCCACCATGGGATAGTTCTAGAATATATTCCAGCAGTTCCTTCTAACAAACTTGCATTCTCAGGATCAACTGTAGTATGCATGTTGTTAGGTAATACAACATCTGTAAACTTTTCATGTACTAAGTTTAAATCTTCGGCACGTACTAGATATCTAGGTTTAATATCTGTACGTCCTTGTGGTACACTGAACACTAGTACATGATCTTCATATGTTACGTGATCTAACATAACATTAGTATGATCTACTAGCAACTGCAATCGATCTGCTTCGATAAGTACACCAACTGGAACTTGATCATCTATATTAAGTGCACCCCAACCGTACTTGTGTGTATCTATTCTATTAGCATCTGTTACTAGAGATGTAGGATAGTTATCGCCAAATATTAAGTTTGCGATATCTGCTACATAGTTGTATTCTGCAGCTTTAACAAGGTTGCCTGGATATACTGGTACCAGTGCCATATTACTTTGCTCCTACAACTACTTCTATTACGCCTTCGCCGCCTGCATGGTCTTCTAATGCTCTGCCAATTATTGTTCTGTAATCTAATATATCTGTTGGTAATGCAACTTCTGCATGTCCGTGAATTAAACTACTTACTAGTCTGTCGCCTTTGCGTATCTTTCCAGATACTTTACAAGGAACACGACCTGCTAATGCTACATAAGGATGTGTTTCGTCTGTGCCTGCTGCAGCATTCATTTCAAAGCCAGGTGCAGTACTGATAATGCCAAAAACGTCAGTGTCTGCTCTAGAGCCTGTTGGGATAATTTCGTTTGGTCCGCCAATTTTAACAACTGTTCCTGCTTCCAATACTTCATCTGCAGCATAGCGTTCTGCAAGGTCAGCATACTCAGCACTTGTAGCAGTACCACGGAATTTAAAATCTGTTCTGTTGGTCATATTAATACCAACTTGCATTACAGGAAAGTTTTCACTTAACAATGTTACACCATCTTCTGCAAATTCTGTATTTGCAGGTGTCCACGCATTTGTACCTTCAGTTGCATGTGGTCCAATTGCAATGTTATTAATAACGCCTTCTACAATATAAACTAATGCTCTGTGCATATTGCCATTTGTATCTTCAATATTTCTAACTTCGATACGTGTATTGCCAGTGAATCCAATTGGATACCACTTACCGCTATCGTAAATGAATAAAATATTTTCTGAATTGTCGTACCACAGTGTTCCTTCAACTGGATTTACTGGGGGGTTTGCACTAGCAAAATTTTCTACTAAATTTAAAAAGTTTTCGTTTACAAACTCTCCAAATCTTGTAGTATTTTTACCAATTAGTCTAACTGGTGTACTTGTATCTACTGTACCGTCGTTAACTACAATTGGCGTTTTATTTGGGTCGCTATGATTAATTGAATATGGCATTGTTTTTTCCTATTATACGTCACTGTATGTTGTTCTAATCCTTAATGTGTATACCACACTTATTTTTCTGTTTGCACTTTTTTGTACAGGATGAAATATAACATGTGTTAGCATATCGTTGTTAGCACTATAGACTGCAATTTCATCAAATACATAATCACCATTCATATCAGTTGTTGTATCTTCTGCATCTTGTCCTGCAGGAATATTGTAATCTAATGTACTTGTCATTACAACATCACTGTATACTGTACCGTTTGTATGATTTACTAATGCACTGTCAATATCTTTTGTAAATGTTTCATTATATAGTCCACTTGTACTTGATCCAGTGTTAGGTGCTTTGTACGTTACTGCTCCAGTTCCGTCAATCAACGTTCCTCCGTTGCCGTAGGACATAGATAATACATTATGTGTTCCGTTAGCACCAGCAGAGTTTGCTAGTAAATTAGCGATTGCAACACTCATGTTTTCAAAGTGAATTGCATTACGTCTTTTTACTAGTACTTCACCGGTGTCACTATCTTGAATCAACAGATGACCTTCTATGTTTACTAACGATTTTTCTAATTGTGATAAACTCATTTTCTTATTTCCATTATGTACTATTTATATCGTTCCTTCACCTGCGTCTCTAATGAAAGCATGGTCGCTTGCTGTACCGCTTGCTGCAAGGCTTCTTCCTAGTTCATTGTAGGCCAGTCTAAGTTGATCGCCGTAATGTCCAAATTTATTTCGAATTGGTAGTTTAACACTATCTCCTGCATCTATTACAGTATCACCTGCTGTATGAGATTGTGCACTTGTTCCTAGTGTACCACGTTGGCAATATCGTATTCCGTTTGCATCTTTAGCACCGTACACAATTCTTTCTGTTCCAATCCAGATAACACCTGATGTGTTGCCTAATGCATTTACATCATCGAGTAATATAATTGTATCATCTTCTCTGATATCATTGGACAAAGTAGTTTTATTAGCATTAACTATAGCAATACTTTCTTGAATGTCATAGTTTGTAAACATATTAATTTGGAAACTACGTGTGTTTGCATCTTCTGTGCTTCCTGATACATTTGTTTGCACCATTATTCTTACATTTTCTAATAGGTCTAATCCAACTAATTCTTCGCCAATTCTTTCATATTCAGGCTGTATAAATCTGTTACCGTAGTATATAGTTTCTATTTCTGATACTTGATCGAAGTAACCAGAGTCGACAAAATCTTCGTCGACGAATGGATCATCTGTTGAATCAGGTGTTGTAAACTGATGCATAAATTCGTTGTTGTTAAAGTAATCTCCTTCTACAAAGTCTTCTTCTACAAAAGGATCATTTGCAGGCACATCGATAAATGTACCTCCTAATAATACAACATCTCCATTCCATTGTCTAGCATAATCATCCATTCGGATAGTTATCTCAGACTGATATTCATCTTCTACTTGTATAGTCATGTTATCTACAGTAGAAGGACGTTGCTCTAACGTATGTAACTTTGTGTGGAACGGTTTGATTTCTTCAAAATATTTTTCAATTGCAGTTGTTCCGTAATTTTGATAAGTTTTAGGATCTCTAATTAACGGATGATCAACTGCTAGTTTAACATAGGTAGTTTTAAATGCAAAGTCGTCTGCTGTGTTTTCAATGATTGCTTGATACAAACATCTAAACCATAACTTGTTATAATATTTTTTATACTGACCAACAAATACATTATTTCTAAGTAAGTCTACTAGTAAGTTAATAATATTAGAAACACCACTATCAAATCCACTAATGTCAAACCCGGCCGCATCAAACCCGTGTCCAAATTTACTTTCAAGCCATAACTCGTCACTTAATGCAATTGTGCCGTACTTTTTCCAACGAAGCGTATATTGTCCGTTTTCTTTATACCACATTTCCGGTCTGTTAATACCATCGTTGTGCAATGAATTTTTAATGTAAACATAACTACCGTCGGGAATATCAGCCGCTGCGTCAACATCCGGTAATACTGGAATAATACTAGTTACGTCATCAAATGTATAGTCTGGTTGGATACTTGTATCATGTTTATACACTAACATGCCGTCGGTATTATATTTTTTATAAGACCAGTCAATAAAGTTCCAATAGTGTTCTAATTTGTACTCAACTTCACCTTCGATATAAGTTGTATAAAAAACACTATCCCAGTTAATAATTTCTGATATAACACATATATCTTCTAAATATTCGTTTGTTGCGTCAACAAAATTTTGTCTTGCATTTGTGATATCTCTATATAAACTTTGTACAGGACGAGTTAAGTGTCCGTATCTATTATATTCATGTAGTCTTAAATCCGGAACAGGTTGCCCTCTCCAAATTTCAATATCAGTTGATTCAGTCTCCGGTGGTAAATTATAATTATATATTCTTGCCCACTGTAATTCATTTGTATCTACTGTAGGATCACTTCCACTTACATTATCATCTAAACAAATATAAAATTTGTCATCTTTAATTACAACAGACTCTCTGTTGTAAACAGTTGCACTACCCCATTCTGTATAAGTATATAAATCATGATAATTGTTATAGCCTGCTAAACTGTCACGTATTTTAATATGTAAGTATTCGGGTATTACAGTATGCGGATCATTTTCTGCAAGTAGTGTCCATTCGTTTAATGGCAAACTGTTACTTTCATAAATTTGATTAATTTGTACAACAGTGTCATCTGTCATTAATTTATCAACATTTGCTAACAATAGATTGCTATCTAAACTAGGTGCAGCCCATGCTATACCTAAATCTTTAAAGTTAGTTAACATATTTGACAATTGGTTAACATTATAGTTTCGTATACCAGACGATGACTCTTTTTTCTTAACCCAGAAATAATAGTTAGTTTGTGAATTATTAGTTAATGGATTAAAGTATGAGTACTCGGACCAAAAATATCTAGTTTCACCATCAATTATTTTTGAATAAGGTTGACCTGTAGCAGTAGTACCATCTAAACTGCCTCCAGAGGCTGCAAATTCTTCATACTCTTCTGGCAGTACAGGACTACGAATCCATTCATAAATTTCAATCTCAGATCCTGGGAATAATCTTCCCCATTGCTGTTGTTGATATTTTTCTGTACCTTGCTCGTAATCTAAGTAGATGCTAGTTGATAAGTCCCACCAGCGTGTTCCGATAAATCTATCAGTCCATGCATCTTCATTTTCTTCATAACCGTTATATGTAGTATAGTTATAAATTGCGTTGTCTGCAGTTGATTTAAAATCAATTTCACTGTCAATGAATCCAGGCATTATACCTTTTGCAGGATCATAAATTTCTAATGCACTGATTAGTGTTCGTTTGTTAGCATCATAAACTTTTACATTTTCTACTAAATCACTTCTTGATTGGTTTGGTGCTGTTCTAACTTTAACCCATTTACCATCATAGTTACCTGATGTTAGTGTAAATTTACCTGTGTAACGATACACTGCAGGTGCACCATTATCGTCATCAACAAATGCATACAACGGATCTCCATTATGTCTTTCGCCGCCGAAGTTGTATTTGAATATAACTGGTGCATCAGTACTTAAAGGATTTGTTACATATGAATTAAAGTTTGCTATCAGATCTGCATAACTAGTAAATCTAACACTTCTCAATGGATATACATTACCAGCGTTACCTTCTTCTTGAATATATTCATCAATGTAGAACATGTTTGGATTTTCAGTGTCAATACGTGTTACTTTTCTAACACCGTCGATACTAGGAACAGTATTACTGCCAGCAATTAATACATAGTCGCCTACTTGCAAATTATGGAAAGGTTGGTACTCATCAGCATAATCACGTAAGTCGATTGTTAGTTGTGCTTCGTCTGCTTCCTCTATACCGGCGCAAGCACGTGTAATAAACATACTAAAGTGCATTGCTTGATAAACATTGTATCCTGCATTAATGTTAGACTTTTCACTGTTGTCGGCAGTCCATATACTAAACACATGTGGATCAAATTCTGTTTTTTCAAACACAGTATACGAATTACCTAAGTCGTCATATCGCTCAGTTTCAAAAACATTACTAACTGTGCCAGGCGATGCAACATAAAGTTGTGGTGTTATACCAAGTGTAATATTTGCAGTTCCGTTACTGCCAATTTCCATTGTTTCATTTGTACTTACTAATCTCAATCTATTGTTACTGTTACTTGCAGTAATTCCTGGAATATTTGCATTATTAATTGAACTAATAGTATCAGTTAAGTCACTTGTTCTATCAACAGTAATTGTTGTAATTTGTGCAGGTGTAATACCAGTATTAAGACCAATGAATGAATTAGCACTTCCTGCTCCAATGAACAACGTTGCAGCATTACTTAAAATACGTACTTGTCCAGAACTTAGTGCTATTGCAGATACATTAGGAATACCTGCTGCATTTATTTGTTCTGCAACCTGAGCGGCTGTTAAATCTGGTGTGCTTAATACATTAACACCACTACTTCTAATAGTTTCATTTGTAGTTGCAAATCCTACTTCTGCATTTGCACTAGCAGAACTAAGAACTAAACTAAACTGACTTGTAGCACCAGGAACATCTTTACTAATAAATAAATTTCCTGCTGCAGTTAAACTTGCTGTAACATTTGGAATATTTGCATCATTGATTTTTTGTACAACTTCGCTGTCACTGTAAATTTTGTTACCGGTGCTAGATTCAGTTGCAATAATCTCATTTGCAGTAAATGCAGAAGTAGAATTATTAACTGCAAAATTTCTTATATTAGTAATATAAGGAGCAGAATTTAGTGCAGTTTTTGCTGTATTAATATCTGCAATAGGTACCAAAGTAGGATCACTGTGTGTTGTGCCTGCTATAGCATTTATTATATCTAAATCATTTGCAATTACTGCATCAAGTTCAGATTCTGAACCTACTGCGAGTGTTAGTCTAATCGATTCTAAATAGTTAATATTAAGTCCAGATACGTTAGAAAAATAATCTGCAACAAGTTGATTCCATCCTGTTATACCTTGGTTATTAATAACAGAAGTTCTTAGTGCTTCAAATGTTGCAATTTTTGTACTTGTAACACTGTTAATTGTAGACTGATTACTAGTAAAGGTTGCATTAAATGCAGCCTGATAACCATCTTCGATTGTAACATTTGTTGTAGTTGGTGCTGCATCATCAAATATAATACTAACACCATCGATGACTAATTCTTTGCTGCCATTTGTATTGCCTTCAACTGAGAAATTAGTTACATTTCCTGTTTTAGTTGCAGGTTGCCATACTAGAGTAATTACTTCGTTTTCAAAAGTTAACGTTTGATTTATTGAACTGTTTTGTCCTAAAATCAAAGTTGTAGAATTTGGTACACCTTGTATATTTAAATTTTCAGATCCTGTAACTTCAATTGTTTCAAGTGTAGTGCTTTCACTTGTACGCTTAATAGTAACTACAGTATTATCAATTACAAGTGTCTGTCCATCTGAAGGAACACTCGGTGTATTAACACGACCAATGACTTCAATTGGTTCATTTGGACGTTGCAGTCCACTTGACCCATCTGGATCGACCATTCTCCATACATATCCTTCATGTATTACTAAATCATTTGTTTTATATGATACTCTATTGCTCCATGCATCAATTTCTTGATATGTACCTGAGAAATCATATGCTTCTTTATTTTTTGTTGGGAACGCCTCGAAGTCTTCTTTGTTAATAACTCTAAAATCAGTTTCGGTTAGTAATGGCAATCCTGCTGTGACAAAATCATTGTTAAACTGTGTTAATTCGTTTAGTGTTAAAACATTATATTTTTTACTCGGACGAGTTCTAAATACATTTTCAGTTGAACCAGTTACAAGCAATGGGCTTGTTGGATCAATATTAATAACATCGTCTACACTAATGTCGTCATAGTCGTCGTCGTGGAACTTAATAACTTGAGGACTTGTAGATAACAACTCACTATTAATACTAAACTCTACTGTATCTCTACTTCTAATATCTCCGTAGTCTGCTGTTCTTACTGCCCATAGTTCATATAAGTTAGCATCAGATACGCCACCTAGTATACTAGTATTTCTCATAAACGCATTAAGACCATACTTAGTACCTCTGTATTTTCGAGACCCTTTAGTAAAGTTAAACACACTATCATCATTTAATGTTAAGTATTTCGACCAGTCTGGCTTATTATAACCAATATTAAATCTTGCAGCATTAACTGCTTGATCATTGCTAACAGTTGCACTTGAAGTAGTAAAGTAATCAAGAGACGCATTTGCTGTTGTGTCAAAGTTATCAATGATTGTATTGTCAGTAACTAAGTAACCCGGTGAATACAGTTTACCGTTCCAGTCTTTTGTTCTCGATCCACGCCATAATATTCTTTTGTGACGTTGTCCAATTTCTGGTCTATAAATAACATCATCAAAATCAGTTTCATTTTCTAAAATAATTGCATGTTCTAACTCAACACGATATAAACGTAATCCTAGTATATGTGTATCGTTTTCTTTTGTTTCAACTGTAGTTATTGAAGTTTCTGTAGAATTAATTGGTCTACTTACAATAATTTTGTTAGGTGCAATTTCGTCACCATTATGATCAATTAGATTATATACACCATCATAACGATTGATAACAGTGTCGTAGTATCCTCGTGAGCCGTCATATATTTCATATTTGTTTGTATTAGGAATACAAATAAATGTATCACCTGTATTTGCAGTTTGACTCCATACTACAAACTCTTGTGCTGTTTCTTGCCAGTTAGTGACCCATCCCTGTGATTTTAAATACTCGCTGTGTCCTAATAGAAAACTGTATGCATCTTGTAAGTTATCAACACTTTCGCCGTATAAAAGTTTACTTGGAGTAGTTGCATAAGAACTATATCTTTCAAGCATAATATCACCAAAGTTTGAAATAATTTTTTTACTATTCTTCATTGGTTCTAAATAAAATGCACTCATACTATTTCTATCAATGCCTACTATACTAAAACCTACTGCTAGTTTAGTAAACTGTAAACCGCCCATAAATGTTTCATGATTCGGCTGATTTAAATAAAGTAGTGTTTGTGAATTTTCTTCAGGAATAGTTACACGACCTTTACCTTGACTGCTTTCTAAAATAAACGATTGTTTATTTGTATTAACAAATC